TGATGTTCAGACCAAAGGCGTCACCCTCGTGAGCCTGCAGGGTCGTTGCGTCAGCCTGGGCGACCCAGAGCTGGTCGGGACTAATCTGATTCACCTGAATCATGTCCCCGGTAGCTCCGGAATCTTCCATGGCAACCCCGCCAATCCGCGTGTCGGCGGCGATGATAGTCACCGCTCCGCTCACGAGATAAACGAGGTCACCCTTCTTGAAGGACTGGGACGCGGCCTGTGGATACTCCATCAGGTGCGTCGGGCCTTCGATATAAGCGAAACCCATAGTAGCCAAATTGAACTCCTTGCAGAGTCGACTAAAGCCTAGATACCGATTTTCGTGTACTCGTCGTCCGGCATTTCCACGGCGGCACCCTGCTCTTCGGCCAGGGCCTTGAACTCCTGCTTGTTCTGCCGCGACATCTGTTCGGCTTTATCAGTAGCCTCTTTCCGAGCGGCCATGTGCTTTGCGAAAGGCACCTGCATGAGGATAGCGTCTTTCCAGACGTATGTCCCTTCCGCCCGGGGCGTGAGGGGCTCCGGCCAATACAGCTTGTCCGCTGAGTTGACCGCCTCGGCATCCAGCTCGGTCTGCCATTCCTTGAACTCAAGGTAATCGTTTACCTTGTCCCACCGGTTCCAAGAGAGGACGTGCCGGGGGCGAATGGTGACGTCGTTGTAGTCCGTGTTCTTGACGTAGACTTTCTTCGAGAAATAGTACCTGCCCTTTTCGGGCTGGGACTTGACCTTGTCCCACACGGAGCGGGTCAGGTCGACGAATTTGAAGTCGGCAAGTGTAGCCATGCTTAAACTCCTTCCGCCTGAATCCGCTTATCGTGGGCCTTGACGAACTCCGCTTCGTCTTTTCCCCATAGCCTTACAAGTTCCCTCTGCTCGGGCGAGAGAGTACCTTGCGCCTTGGTGGTTTGACGACCGTTCGGAAGTTCAGTGTGGCCAGCGGGCATTGGGGCGGGTGCTGTCGTTTTGTAGTATTTGCTGAAGTCCATTTCGCCTCTCTCGGAGCGGATGAGCTGGGCCACCCACTGCCAAGTACGAGGCTCACGGATTTGGTCGGCCGTTATAAGCCGGTCGCGGAAAGAAGCCGCCACGTACTCACTGACCTGGTGCTCCAAGCCATTGAATAGAGCGGGAGTAGCCGCGAAGGCCGACGTCCGACCCTCAACAAAGTTCCTCTGCGCAGAACGGGCCTCAAAGGTAACTCGCCTGGCGTCATCTTGACGCCTCTCGAACTCTCTGGTTGCCAACGCTATCCGATGGCTCGCTCCCACGGGGTCTCGGATAAACTCTTCCTCAGTCACGACCGACTTAGGGTCGAAGACATTCGCAAGAGGCGTTGGTGCCTGAACCGCCGCCGGGACCGGCTGTGGGGCCGGTGCCGGTGCGGACCCGGTCACCTCGCTCAGTGTTCTGAAGTATTGGGCATCGTGAGCCGCGAGGGCCGCTGATTCCAGCGTCCTCCCGAGTTGGATGTCCCGTTCCTCCAGTAAACTGGCGAGTTCCTCGGGGCTCCGTCCACCGTATTTGGACGCCCCGGGGGGTGGTGTGGCTGGCGCGGGTGCCGGGCCGTCGACGGGTTCTGGGACAACCGGGGCTACCGGTTCGTCCTGGAGCATGTCGTCGGAATCGGCATCACCTAGACCAGCGAGAGAAGGTGTGTCAATAGCCATAAAACAACTCTCCTATTACTTGCCCTCAGGGTCACGGAAACCAGTGATGGTCTCGGGTAAACTGAGTGCCGCTCGGTAAGCGTTGTAGGAGCCCTGATTCTTTGCGATAGTCCAGATGTCCCCGATGCCAGTCACGCTTTGACTGGTCGTGGACGAGGACGCCGCATCGCGCAAGGCCGCGAGACGCTTCCGATATTCAATCCAAAAGGGATTGCTCTGTAATGTCTCCAGTGCCGCCAGGAGCTCAGGGTTACTGGCCAACGAACCCTCCAGCCTGTGGGGGTACGATGTCAGACGCCTGTGTCACGCCGGGCGGTCCGGGCATGGCGGCGTTTCCGCCACCGGACCCGACTGCGGGCAAGGGGGCACCACCCCCGGGCTGACCCACTGGGTTGCCGTCTGGTCCAGGCCCAGCCTCAACGGGCTGGCCGTCTGCTCCCACTGCCTGGGGAGGGACCGCCGGTTGCATGTCCGGAGAGTTCATGATGTTCTTCTCAACATTCACGACCTTCCGCATGTCGGGAACGACCTCTTCGGGACTGCGCTCGTCGAAGTCTTCCATGACGTCGTTGAGAATCTTGACGCCCATGTCATTGACGGCGAGGATGAAGTTCTTCATGTCCGATGGAACGCCGGGGTTGGTGAAAGCCTCGACCATCGTGGCCAGCTTCGTCATATAGTCTGACAGAATCTGGTACTTGGCGATGTTCATTTCCCGGCGGACTTCCATGTTCATCTGCTCAGAGCTGACTTCCAGGTCGAGCTTGAGGATGTCTCGGATGTTGCCGAGTGGCATGATGACTTCCTGGTTTGCCCCCATCTCGTCGACATACTCATACTTGGGCTTGTACTGGGCGAAACACTCCAGGAGCTTGTAGCCGACCTCCATGAAGTTTGCCCGAATGGCGTCGGCCAGGTTCTTGAACTTCTTGTTGGCCTCTTCTAGATTGGCCAGCGTTTCTTTAGCGACCGGCCGCTCGGCAGTGGAATTGCCGAGAACGTTGGGCGTAATGCCAACGCTCCTGTCGCCGTAGGCGACGAGGCGGTCCTCTTCTCTGTCGAGGGAGAAGTACACGTCAGGGAACGTGATAATCCGAACAGCCGCTTCCAGGTCCTCGTCCAAAACCCAGGTCTTGCCTGGCGTAAGCTTGAAGTCATTGATACCGTACCCACCGCGAACCAGTGTGATGGGTAGGTTAATTTGGGCCAGCCTGTCGAGGCGTAGGTTGTGGAGGGAGTCGATTTCCTCCTGGATGGGTTCGAGAATCTCGGCGACTCCCTCCCCGTCGTAGGTGAACTCAATAGCGTTACCTCTGATGTCGCAGAAGGGCCTGTAGCCGTAGAAGATGGGGTTGTAGATGGCCTTGACGATAACGCCAGCCTGATGGTTCCAGGTCACGACGATGTCGTCCTCTTCGCCGTCTTCGTCCACGTCGTAAGACAGCCACAGCTCGTGGAGACGTACCGTTTCCGTCTGCACGGTATCCGGTCGGGCGAGCTCAATACCGTGAGCGTCTGTCCGGTCTTTCTTGATGTCCTGCTCGTTATTCTCTGGTGTTATTTTCTCGACGGCATCCTTTCTGTAGATGCCCTTCTTGGCCCTGAGCTTGAGTTGTGGCATGCGCAGGTTGAATCCCATGCCGCAGATATAGGCCTCGTCGATGGTCGTAGCGTCGGACGAGATGAGGAAGTCTTCGCGGGGAACCGGGTACAGGTTTGGCCCGTCGAACAGGCAGTACTTGTCCTTGATGAGAGGGTCTCCACCGTCGGGGGACTGGTACAGCTGGACCGTGGGGTCCTTCTGCTCGAACTGGGACGCGTACCTAACCGTGGTCTTATACTTCGTCTCATGGACGATGCGGACAATGCCCGTTCCGGTCTTTACGGCCTGGAGAATGGGGCTCCGCATCTTCTCTTTGAACTTGACGACGTTCTTGAGGTAGTTGTCGAAAGCCATCTCAACCTTGTTGATTTGGTCCTTCGTGATGTCGTCGGCAACGCCCTTGGGCTTCATGAGGAAAACCCGGCGCTTATTGGTCAGTGAATCGAACACGCGGACGAAGATGGCGTCGGTGTCGGACCGGGTGAGCGGAGTGGCCACGTTGGCAACGCCCTCGGCCGGGAACGCCTTCGCCTCTCGTACGCCCTTGTAGTTGTTCTGCCACTTCCGAATCTTCTCGACCAGTTTGCGCTGGTTACGGAGCTCCTGGTCCACAACGATAGACAGGTGGCTCGTGAGGTTGTCCTCAAGCGTCTGGCCGTTATCCATCTTCCTCGTCAGGTCGATGGGCTGGCCGCCGGTCCACTCTATAACGGCCCCCTTGAGCTCGGGGCGCTCTCCAGGGGTCAGCGGTGTGGTCTGCTCTTCAGCCATTAGTAGCTCTCGATGGTGGACTGTTTGAAACGCTTTTGCCTGGCCTCGGTCGCAACCATGTTCGCCTTGACCCGGTCAATGGCCTCTTTCTTTTTGGAGTCGGAAACTCCAATCTCCACGCTTTTCTTCTTGAGCTTCATAGGCCTCATCTCGGCCCAGTCTTTCTCGAACTTATTCTTCTCGTATGGAATCATGTCGTGTTTCTTTGACGTCTCGGACATGTACTCTTTCTGGGGGATGGTCTTCTCGCCCTTCTTGAGAGGGGCGGGGTCGCCTCCGCCGCCGAACACCTTGGCCATGTTGGAGTCGGAGTAGTCTCCTCCAGTCTTCTTCTCCAGCCACTTCTCGAAGGCCGGTCCGGACGGGGCCTTCCCGGTAGCCTCGACGTACGCACGCTTGGTCTGCTCTGTTTTGGGCATTACTCTCGCTCCCTTGACGTTCTGAAGTCCTTGACGGTGGAGCCATCGCCCGAGACGGTCCCGAACAGCGACTCGACGTGCATGCCAGACGAACCCTCCAGGAGCGCACCGATTCCCTTGCGGGAGACGACGGCCCTGGTCTTGATGTTTATGTCTCTCTCGAACTCAGCCTGAATTTCTTCGCTTGTAGACATCTCTAGTCCTAATTATATCACGTATTTACGGTTTGTCAAGCGGTTTTCTTCAGTTTCCAGACCTTGACCGCGTCGTAGGCCAGATAAACGCCCGCGACGGCCGCCAGCGCCGAGCCGATGGCCCCCAGTGGCCTCAGGGCGAGCAGGGCGACGAGTCCGGCCGCCAGGGTTAGGCACATCAGGGCATCCTGGTGCATCGTGGCTAGTTTTTTGTTGATTTTTGACAGCTCATCGTAGTACGAGACCGGGTTTTCGACCTCGTCGAGGTCGCTGACGGTCCAGTTGTGGACTATGAGGCCCATCATGAGGGTCATTGATGCGAAAATAGTCATTTATTTCTCCTTTTTACCTACTTTTTCGTGTCCAACGGTTGGACTGGGTATCCGAAGGCCCTGTCGAGGGCCCGGTCGCGCATGAACGCCATGTCCTCATGCAGTTTGGTGTAAAAATCAAGCATCCTGCTCCAGGAATTACGCGAAAACGCGGGGCTGGCGGGACTTGAACCCGCACACTCCTCCGTGACAGGGAGGCGCACTGCCATTATGCTACAGCCCCGGAGCGGATGAGAGGAATCGAACCCCCATCTCTGGGTTGGAGGCCCAGGGCCCTGCCGTTAGACGACACCCGCTGGTGGGAAAGGCCAGGCTCGAACTGGCGTTCTCGTGGTCCCAGGCCACGCGGATTGCCAACTTTCCTACTTTCCCTCATGGGGTTCTCCGGCCAACGGTATATTGGCCCCTTCGGCCAGTCTCCGTACGCCCGTTGTGGCCATGTACCACAGCAACCGGGCCACGGACCCGAGCTTGCTCTTCCCCCGGGCACCGAGTCCTCGTAAAGTCTCGGTTTTATAGTTTGGGAAAATCACGGTCGCCACCCAAGGCCTATCTGGGTAGACCTCGTCCAGTTTGTGGGACTGTATTGATATAAAAGTCTTCATTTTGGTAGCGGGACCGGGAGTTGAACCCGGGTCTGAAGGTTATGAGCCTTCCGTGGGGCCGCTCCACTATCCCGCGACATGGCGAGGACGGATGGAGTCGAACCACCGTAGGTCGCCTTAACAGGGCGATGCCTGACCACTAGGCTACGTCCCCGGACTGCTCTTTGTTGGGCGGGGGTTCTTCCCCAGGGGGCCCGATGGGTGGCTGTACCATCTTCATGATACGGTACATCACGTACCCTACCAACACTACCAACACTACCGCGATGACCTTTCCTACCATGCTCTTTCTCCTAGTATGTCGGAAATAGTCGACTTACCACCACGTTTGGACGTGGAGGTCATTGGTCTTCCAGAAGAACGTACACCCGAGCAGGGTCACCATGACCAGTCTCTTGCTCAGGAAAATATCCACGAACTTGAAGCCAAACAGGCCCACCGTGAACGCGAACTGCGGGTGCAGTCGCCGGGGCCAGCACTTGTACAGCCTTACAGACATGGAGGGACCTGGTCGAGTCGAACGACCTTCTCCTGGTTCACAGCCGGGTATCCTACCGTTGGACGACGGCCCCTGGAGCCGGGCAGAGGACTCGAACCCCCATCGACCTGCTTACAGGGCAGACGTAATACCGTTATACCAACCCGGCGTGACACCCCACCCCTGGGGCCGATTGTGTTGTAGGGCGTAGCCCTGGTGGCCA